TGGTATTATCTCTATTATTATTCACTATATTTGCTTTATCTTTTCTGGTTTCTATGGATACATTGTCCGGATTGTCGTTATTAATCCATTTTGCTGCTTGGGAAACATTTTGTTCGGGTATTTCTAATTCCTGTTCTCGTTCAGCCATCATACTCGCAATCATTCTATCCATTTCTGAACCAAGTGGTTTGTCTACATTATTATCGCTAAAATTGATATCACTTGGACGCGATGGATTCATTGTATTATCAAACATCTTCTGTTGCTCTTTCATCTTATTATTTAATGTTTCTTCACGTTCTTTTCGCAAATCATCCGCTTTATATACCACTGTCAACGGTGCTTCCTGCGAAGCATTTTTTTCATTATTAATTATAGGTATTAATACTTCTATCGTCTTTTTATTTTTTTCAGTTAGATCTAGGTTTGAATATTGTATATTAATGTTATTAATTGTATTTTCAAATATTTCTTGAATTTTATTATATTTGTTGTTTTGCATGTTGTTAAAAATACCACTATCTTGTAATAATTCCCAGAGCAAATATTTATTGCTATTATTTGTATAATCCATAATAGATAATTATACAAATATTTCTATATCTTATTCTACGTTGAAATATTTTTTTCGTAATTCAAAAACATTTTTATCAGGTATTCTCTTTTTCAAAAAGTCACATGGTGTCTTACTGTCTTTTAATGATTCGATGATAAAATACAAACAATACATTCCACATTCTGAATTCGTACGCTGATGTTCTATATCATTTATATACGTAGTAAATTGAATATTTAATTTACGCCCTTGTGATTTTATTTTTTCTATCAATTCATTCACTTCCTTTGGTGGTTTATTACCATTACTATCAAAAAAGCAAATGTATTTACGTTTTGTGTTCACAAACATGGAAATCCAATGTTCACCCGGCATCTGATGGGGATGTGTATTAAAAATTATGCCTATTTTTGTTTTGTTGCGCTTGATATTATCATGTAGGTTAAATTTACATAATTCTTCCCATACACATTCTCCATACAATTTGTGTTTATCAAAATCTATTGGAGATGGTCCTAAAAATTCGAAACATTTGTACGCATGTTCGTATTGTTTCATTACTAATTCTATATCTTGGCTACTTAACCATTCATTCGGTTTGTCCTTCCATTGTCTAGGTGCAGATGGTGCAAATGTGTAATTTAATAGTTCTTTGTCTAAATGTCCTTCCATAAATTTATGTCGCAACCAACAACTCTCACGATGACATGTAGTATTTAATTTTTTTCGAAACTCATTCCATATTTCTTTCGTGTCATTAGTAGTTATTTTATTGTCAGGATGCCGCATATTCCAAATATTTTTCATTTTTTGTAAAGAATTATTTGTATAACATGTAAATTCATTTTCACTGGCGTTCGGACTACAATTTAATTTAGATATATCTGTTCCATGTTCATGAATATATTTATCATCATGTACAGTTGACTTTACTTTTGTCTTTTTATTAGTTCTTGTCTTTGCTTTCATATTTGATTTCGATTTAGATTTAGATTTATTATTTCTGGTTTTTGTCATTAGTTCTCTTATTACATATTAATCACATTTTATTTTCCATATTTTTTTCGTCACATTCTTTTTTGTCCTTTTTGTCTTTTTTGTCTTTTTTGTCTTTTTGTTCCTTGGTTTTTTTTCCATTTTCGCTTACATTTTGTTTTGTAGAATGAACACCTTTTCTTTTGAACTTGGAATCATGTAAATTAATATTTTGTTTTTTTGGAAAAGGTTTTATTTCCTCTCTTTTATTGGTTACTACAAATCCATCTAATGTTACTTTTTTAACTACATCGGGACGTTTCATCAAATAATCACAATCAATGTATTCGTCGTCGTCGACAATATTGGTTGACGCCTTATCACAAACACTATTATTTCCACTATTCATACTCAGATTCTTATATTCTTCTTGTATAATCTCTTGTTTATCGTTAAACTTTAAATATGCTATGCATGATTTAATATAGCAATTGAAATGGTTGCGCAAAGGTATATCTTCAATTTCTCTTTTAAATGCGTTTTTTGTTAACTCTATAATTCTACGTCGATAGAATTGTTTATCATGGTTTAACTCATCGTCAATACTCTTTTTATTTTTTTCTAAAATTTCAGGATACTGGTTTTTATTCAAAAAATACGTTAATGTTATATTATTGATATTTTTTTCACTTGTATTATCAACAGTATTATCAGCAATATTATCATTGTTATTTATTTGATTTGTAGAATTATTCATCTTGTACAAATCAAACATTTCTTATTTGTGATAGAAACGAATACTAGTTACATTACTTCAATTACATGTGCAAATCTTGTATTTGATTACGTGTATGATTGTGTAACATATTATTACCAATATTTATCTCATTGGGGTTAAATGAACTAAATTCGGGTTTGTCAAACAATAAAGGGTGGGTTTGTTGTATATTCCTAGAATCAACTACCACATTATACAAATCACTACTAGAAGATGGTACATAGGTAGATTGATTACAGCGTTGTAAAGCAAAATTTTGGTTTCTTAAATCCGATTCAACACCAACATTTTGGGAAAATCCACTCCAAGGCGCTTGTGCGTTTCCGGGATTAAATGTATTGCTTACTGAATATGACTTATACTCACGCATAGAAACTGTTGGCTTTACACGTTGGTCTAATATAGGCATACATGCGTATTTAGTAGATACTGATCGCATACTATATTGCGGTTGTAATTCCTGTGAAGGAATATTTCTATCCGATATTCTTTTATTAATTTCGTCTAAACGTTCGTGGTTACACGTATAACATCCGTCAATTAAACCATATATTTCACTCATTGTATTATATTAGAATAATATTATTTTTTCAAAAAAACCTAAAGATACACAGACATGATATTACAATCAATGTGTGGTATTTTTGCTTTGCTCGTTAAAAACAATAATCTTATGAACGAATATATTCAAACATTAATAACCACAATATCGCCACATTTCGCGAAAGGTCAAAAAAGGGGACCGGAGCATACTACATTAGAACTTCTTAATGAATATACTATATTTGGATTTCATAGATTAGCCATCAATGGTTTAGACACTGTCTCTAATCAACCAATATGTATAGACGGTGTCTATTTGATATGTAATGGCGAAATATATAATTATAAAAAACTTTTTTCACAATTGTCTATTAACCCTGCCACTAATTCTGACTGTGAAGTTATTATTCATATGTATTTACGTTATGGTATTGAATACACGTTGCAAAACCTAGATGGTGTTTTCGGATTTGTATTATATGACACTAATATAAACAAGTATTATATTGCGCGAGACCCATTTGGTGTTAGACCAATCTATCTTGGTCATCATGATGATTATATGGTTGTCAGTTCTGAATTAAAACAAATACATACTATTTGTAATCCTATGACATGTGTTCAATTTAAACCTGGAACATATGTTGAATGCGATTATCGAAACAATGCATTGTACGCCTCTAACTATAATCAATATACTACATTTAATTATTTACAGTCAGAACATACGTTATCTAATAGTAGTTCTAGAAGCAGACTTATGAATTCCGGCGACGATTGTTATTATCAACTAATATATACTGCATTATACGAAGCCGTAAAAAAAAGGGTTATCACAAGTGACCGTAAAATCGCATGTCTCTTATCAGGAGGATTGGATAGTAGTTTAATTACTGCATTAGTTGCTAAATTTGTACCCAAGGGGCAATTAGAAACATATAGCATTGGTATGACTGGGGGCGAAGATTTACAATATGCAAAAATGGTGGCGCAACATATTGGTTCTAAACATACAGAAATTATATTAACTGAACAAGAATTCCTATCTGCTATACCTGATGTTATTTATACGATTGAGAGTTATGATACAACCACTATTAGAGCAAGCGTTGGTAATTATTTAATAGCACAATACATATCCAAAAATAGTGATGCCAAGGTCATTTTTAATGGTGATGGTTCAGACGAATTAACCGGTGGATATATGTATTTTCACAATTCACCTTCCGCTATGGAATTTGATTATGAATGTAAGAGATTGTTACGCAATATATATCATTATGATGTATTAAGAAGTGACAGGTGTGTCTCAAGTCATGGTCTAGAACCTAGAACACCGTTTTTAGATCGAAATTTCGTTCACCAATATTTAAGTATTCCGTGCGATGTACGATTTCACAATAATAATAATGAAAAAAATATAGAAAAATATTTACTCAGAAGTGCTATTGAAAACCAAGATGTTGGATTATTACCGCGGTGTGTTTTGTGGAGAAATAAAGAAGCATTCAGTGATGGTGTCAGTAGCAATAATAAATCATGGTATCAAATCATTCAAGAATATGTGTCACACAATCACTTCATGTCTTTATACGACGAGCAGCAAAAATATTCGTTTAATATACCAACCTCCATGGAACAGGTATATTATCGCCAAATATTTGACTCTTATTTTCCTAAATGTAGTCATGTTATACCTTATTTTTGGATGCCTAGGTTCTGTGATGCCGAGGATTCTAGCGCACGAACATTAGATCTATATAAGGAAAAACATGAAAATACGACTACATACGATACAACGGATTCTGACAGTCAAAATTGTGATTCTAAAGGTATATTTTTACAAGATTCTGATGAAAATTTACAAAAATATTACGATGAAAACGGAAAATAAGAATGAAAAACGTAGCAGCAAAAAAAAATATGTATAATATATATTGGATTATGCAATTACACGAAAACATTTTTCTTATTGCATTAAAAACATCATATATATTATACGTTCTTGTATTATTTGGTCTATCCAGTTTTGCTCCCAAATATTTAGATATATTAGGTGAGTTTTTAAAGTATTATGTTATATTCTTTTTATTGTTGCGTTTTAATCCATATTCGACACATAAATTTACAGAATTTGATAGAGAATTGGTTTTTCAGTCCGCGGGATTTTTATTTACCACCAGTTCGTTAAATGCAATTGTTACCAACTATTTCAATATTTCTAAATCGGATATCATATTTTAGTTCTTCAATCATCTATTTTTTCTTTTTTAGAGTTCCGTGTTGTTTCTTAGATTTACGACGAATTGTTTTATTATTGTGTTCAAAGAAAAATTGTTTTAAATGTTGTAATATTTTCTTACCAATAATATTATCAATTGCCAATTCATCTTGTGATTTAACCGGAGGATGATAATTATATTTGTTTATTTCATCCGTCATTTTTTTCATAAATAAGGTTTTGTTTTTTATTTTATTACCTAATTTGCTACTTAAGTATCGTTTAATCATATCGGTATATTCGATGCTATGTACGTATGGTTTTACGTTTATATAGTATACTTTATCATGTTCCATACCTTTGTGATAAATATCGTCTATAAAACATATTTCTGTATCGCTTGGTAATTTAGTACATTTAATTAAATCATCGTGTGACTTACTATTCGATGTTCTATTTACTTCAACACGCTGCCCACGTACTTTAAACGCACATATGATTTGGTCGAATATTTTTTCATTCAACTTATTTTCAAAATATTGTATGATGTTTGATGCCCAACTTTTTGGGCCTTGATTATTTGTATAAATCATTATTTTACTACATTGATGGTTTTTCTTTTTCATTTTCAAATATTGTAATATAGATTCCATTTTAGGACGTATTACTTCCGGGTATAAATCCATCACCGCGTTAAAATTTTCGTTTTCTGATAATGACAATTCGTCATTCAAATAATTATTTAGACAATCATAAAATATACCAAGTTGGGTGAAATAGCCTAATGTTTCATCTAAATCAAATACAACTATTTTATGCGAAGAGAACATATAATATATAGATAAAAAATCGTAACCATTTATTTTTACGTTTGCATATTTTTTTTCTAGCCTTTAGTTATACTACTATACAAAAGTATATGAATTTGACTAATAAAGATTATCAAAAAATAGTAAAATATTATAATATTCGCAAACCTGCAAATAAAACACATAAACAAGTTGGCGAAGAAATATTAGCAAATAAATTATGCAAATGCATCAAAAGTGTTGGTATTACCAATAATTCTGAAAGTCGGGCTATTGCTATATGTCGTAACAGCATATTCAATAATAAAAATTTGGGTATGTATAATTTCGAATGCAAACAAAAATATAAACTTTTACCTAAAAAGGACACTCGAAATAGAACAAAAAAAGGCACTCGAAAAAGACTATATAAGACTGCGCGACATTTGAATTTCAAGAAAAGTAAAACCACTCGTAAAAAAACTAACTAATTCTCTACTTTACCAAATAGTCTAATACAGAAATTATCACATTTTCTTGTTCGGTTAATTTTTGAAATATCATACATTCGTCAAACTTTATTTGAAATATTCGATTCATATTATTTTTACAAACGATATGAATTCCGTTTTCCAATATTTTTATATCTACTATCGTACCTCCATTTGTTAATTTTATTACTGTAGGATTTTGTAAAGGAATCCATCTAATATAGCACCCATATTGGACATCTTCTAAATCGTCTACATATCTGTAGTTCGATAATTTAGTATGATAATTCTTTAACATACTACCAGACATTTGCAATTTTTGTAGCATATCGTTTTTTATCGATTTTATCTTTCTACTATTTAAATTTATTACGCTTGAATTATTTTCATTATCTAAAGCTTTTAATAGATCTGCACTTTCTTCATTATTATACATTAGTCTAATATACATTAACGAAATATTTTTATACCTTTTCTATTTCTCATATTTACCTACATCATGTAGAAGAATTATGGATTTTTTGTAAATTAGGGTACTTACATAAAATGTGCTCATGTAGGTAAAGTTCTAATTTTCTAATTCTATTTTCCATTTTGAAAAACACAACACAACAAATCCTTGTGTTGTGTTTTTTAAATCTCAAAATAGAATTGGAAAAATAGTTAAAAAACACGTTTAGAGCATTATGCTTTCATTTGCTTTTTTGGAATATTCAATTTGTTACCATACTTTTTTTTGGAAGGAATCTGCAATTTAATTCGGTTATATTTAGGAGACTTTTATATTTCCATATAATAGAGACAATGGAAATAAACGGAAACGAAAAGTCGCTAAATGTCGCAACAAAATATGCATGTAATTATTGTAACTATCATACTAGCAAAATTAGTGACTATAATAAACATTTAATGACTCGCAAACATACAGACAGTGTCAGTGGAAATGACGAGTTCCAAATGGAACACAAAAATGTCGCTCACCTACATGTATGTAGTATATGTAATAAAGAATATGCCACTAAATCAGGCTTATGGAAGCATGCAAAAAAATGTGTCTACAAACATGAAAATACTGTACTTACTATTGGTAATGACACAACTACTACATCTATTGTAGAGAAAAAAGAAGATATGTCTGACATGAAAGAATTAATAATTGCATTGATGACACAAAATCAAAATATACAACAACAACACGTAGATCAACAAGCACAAGTACAATTACAAATACAGTCACTCATTCAAGAACACGCAGAAACACAACATAAACAATTATTGGAACTGCTACCTCATTTAGGTAATACAACCAATAATAATACCATGTCAAATAGTAATAACAAAACCAATAATTTCAACGTGAATATGTTTTTGAATGAACACTGCCAAAATGCTATGAATATAACTGATTTTATTGAATCATTACCGATAACTTATCAGGATTTGGATAATACTAGAAAGCATGGCCTATCAGAAAGCATATCAAATATGGTTATCAAAGGTCTAGACGACATGTCTATTTATGAGCGACCAATACATTGTACTGATCCAAGCCGAAAAACAGTATACGTGCGTGACAATGATGAATGGGTAAAAGACGAAAATAATGAAATAATGCAAAAGAGTTCGGTGCGATTAGCGATAAAACAACGAAATAACGTAAAGGTATGGAAAGACCAATACATGGTGGGAAAAGTATCAGACACTACGCAAATAAATTATCATGATATGGTGATTAACTGTCTAAAGTTCATCGAGCATGATGAGAAGATAAGGAATAAAATTGTCAAGAAGATATGTCAAGCAACTCATTTGACAGTGGATGTGAAGCAGAAACTGATGGCTCTTCACTAATTTACCTACATCATGTAGAGGATTTGTGGATTTTATGTAAATTGGACTACTTACATAAAATGTGTTCATGTAGTGCAACTTTCTGATTTTCTAATTACACATTTGAATATTTAGGAATATCTTATACTCGTATTAATTCTTTTATAATTATATCTTATTATTGTATATGCCCAAGGTAGATATTGACTATTCCAATACACTATTCTATAAAATTTACTGTCTTGATCCATCAGTTAATGACATGTATATCGGTCACACCACTAATTTTGTTCAACGTAAACACGCACACAAACAAGGATGTATAAATGAAAAATATTCTAATTATACTTGTAAGTTATATAATTTTATACGAGCCAATAAGGGTTGGGATAATTGGAATATGGAAATTATCGCTTTCCATAACTGTGAAGATCATTATTCAGCCAGAAAAATAGAACAGAAATATTTTGAAGAATACAATGCTACCTTAAATAGTATTGCCCCCCTACCACCACCTAAGAAAAAACCAGTTTTAGAACCGAAAAAAGAAAAGGAAAAAATATCAAATAATAAAAATACAAATAGTAAATATAATTGCGAAACATGTGATTATAAAACGTTATATAAAAAGGATTATGTTAAACATTTATTAAGTACAAAACATCAAAAACGCCACAACGAGTTACACAATGATTACAATTTATCCACTTTACCAAAAAATTATAAATGTGCTTGTGGAAAGTTGTATAAATATCGTCAAGGGTTGTATAAACATAGACAATTGTGTTCTTATTTACATGAAAAACCAATAATTACAATTAACAATGAGCATGCATCTACATCTATTGTAGATAAAAAAGAAGAAGAGGATATGCCTAACATGAAAGAATTAATAATTGCAATCACGAGACAAAATCAGGATA